CGTCACATTATACGTGTTACCGCCACCGCCCGTACCACCGGGAATATCAACGGAGGCAATCTCCGTCCCGGTCTTCCCCAGCAGGGTGAGTTTCACCGTGTCGTTCTCCTCATCAGGGACGGCCGTCATGCCACCGACCAAACCATCGTTCACACCGGCGGCGGCATCCTCCGCCTGTTTCGCAGCCGCGGATGCCGCTGCCGCAGCGGAATTTGCAGTTTCAGCAGCCTGATTGGCGGTACCGGCCGCATCAGACGCCATACCCGCAGCTTTATTCGCCAAAGCCGCAGCATTATCCGCTTTCGTGGCAGACGCATTCGCCGTGGCAGCGGCATCATCGGCCGGTTTACGCAAAAGGGTAAGCGGAGCACTCACCAGCTCACTGCCGCGAAGGGCGGGGAGACTTTTGATATTGTCAAGGGAGCTGACCTCCACAAGTTCATCAACGCTCTGGCTCTCGGCCTTGATAGCGTTCAGGATCTCCTGTTTTTCCGCATTTGTCATGGCTAATCCTCCATTACCCTTCTATCTGTTTCACTATTTGGGAATAACAGCCCGGAGTAAGACCGGTGACAGCTTCCTTTATCAAAACCGCATCCTCCGATGTCAGATCCACATCCGCATCGGAACCCATAATCCTCATGCAAAGACTGTAAGCATGTAATTTCCTTTCATTATCCGTCTGAATATTACCGCTCGGACGGAAACCGGTACCGTTGAACAGGCACTGGGAGACTATGACTCCCATACACTGGGGTTTCTTATCAATCAACAGCACGCTACCGTCGAAATCCTTAAAATACACATTAAAATTTACTTTCATATCCTTTATTTTTAGATATATGTCATCTTAACGACAATTCCATTAACAACCTCAAGGGTATAGTTATAAGTTATAAAATCACTCTTTACAGCCCACTGGAAGGTACCTGAAACACCCTTTCGGTAACTGTATGTCCCATCGCTGGCCAAGCTCCATCCCGTACCGTAATTGTTCGACAGGATATCACCACAATACACCGCCCCGTTCACATGCACACCACCGTCAAAATAGCCGGCATAAGTATTGGCACTGATAGGATAGCTTTGACCAGAGGACTTGCTGGAGGCATAGATAGCGGCACCACCCAGATTCGAGCCTACGGCCTTGACACCGAAGCGTCCCTGCGTGGCGGCATTAAAGGACACATCCACAATACCCTCCATGTCCGTTTGTGAGACACCAAGTTTCAGACTGCGGGAATCATTGCCGAAATAATCACCGGCTTTCCAGTACAACCGTCCGGAATCAATCGTAAAACCGCCGATTTTACCCTCATAGGCATACACTGTACCATAAATCTTGGCGTTGCGCGTCTCAATACTACCGTCTTCCAGAATCTTGAAATTATCATTAGCCGTAACAAGTCCCTCCAACGTGATATTATCGCCCTTGATTTTTACGCCGTCACCCCCAACACCTACAAGGGATTTCAAATTTCCATCACCGTCAATGGCATACAACCCGGAATATTTGGAAGTAACCATCAGGCCGGTCTCTTCCAGCAGGTTCTCGTCTTTGTCGAACACCGCCGCCGAAATCTTTACCAGACGCTCCGACTGCTCGAAAAGGGTTTTATAACGGTGTGTCAGGGATTCCACACGGTCGGTGCTCAATATGAGCATATACAGGTAAATATCACCGGTAAAACTCAATTTAAAATCACCTGTACCGTTCCAGAGTCCGCTACAGGTGTACTGTACGTACCCGTCGGTCGCGGACAGTTCTTCCTCCACCTCCATGCTGTTGAAATTGGCAAAGCCTGTCTTATCCACACCCACAAACTCCACACGCAGCGTGCCGGCCTTGGCACAGCGGTAAAAGAAAGTCAGGAACACCGGGACGGCTTCCTTCTCCCCACTGTCATTTTCAGGCATGGAGGGAATACTTTTCAGGTTCTCACGTTTCTGGAGGATGTACTTGTTACGAATCCGGACAACCGTACGGCCGTCATCCTCGGTCACGCTCGCGCTGTCACCCTTCCTCGTCAAGACGTTACCGTTCGCCCAGATCCACCGGTTGCCCACAAGGAAGAACACGGTCTCGTTCTCCGTGTTCCACTTCATAAGGCCGTTATCAAAGGCGGGGTTATTCAGGTAGCCGCGCTCGGTGGCGAAGTCATTCCGCAGGGCGGTGACGGAACTGACGATTTTCCCCTCGACTATCTCGAACTTCGTCTTGATATCCTCGCCCGTTACCAGAAGGAACGTACCACGCAGGTAGGCGTTGTCGCTGTACAGGCCATCACCGTGAGGCTGGTTGTCTGAAGGGAACCAGTCATCACTGATACCGTCAAGGTTGCCCAAACGGGCACGCAGGCAGCCGGTGAAGTTCTTCGCCTTCACCACGTCCATCACGTCCACACGGGGCTGCCCGTCCTCGGTGGCGGAGATCAGGATCAGGTTCTGGCGCAACGGATTCTCCGTGTTGCCCATCAGCACGCACTCGTCACCAGACTCCGGAAGAGAAGCGCCGAACTCGTCCTCGCCCACGAGGATGGAACCACCCTCCACGCCGGCCACCTCAACCCAATAGCTTTTCAAATTCCCGCCGCTGAAGGTCTGGCAGCGCATGAGGTCATGGGCCACGAAAGTGTTCTCCTGCTCGAAAGTGATCCTCCAGTAACCGCCCTCAAGAACAGCGGTCTTTATTTTCCCGTTGGCGGCACTGACACAAAGCTGGCCGCCGACGCTGCGTACCTTCTCGATAAGCAGCTCCAATACTACCATGACCTGGCGTACCGTCAGCTTGTCGATGGTCAGATGGGACAAAGCGTCCTCCATCCAGAGCCGCCAGCCCTCACCGAAAAGACCGTCCACGAATTTCGGACTGCGAAGAAGCTCACGCACAACAAGGGTCAGCAGCCCGGCATTGCCCTTGTCATCAATACCCGCATTATCCTCCTGTCCGAAAGAGGCTCCCGCTTCGAAGGTGATCTTCCCCTTTGCACGGTCATTCTTTTTTTTGCTGATGTGTTCCGCCTGGCTTCTCCGCGCGGAAAAAAGATTGTTGTCCGTAGGCAGTGTCTTGTCCCAGCTACGGATAATGTCAGGAAGCGCGGCACCCTCCGCCTTTGACTTCGTATAGTTTTTCAGTTCCCCGATACTGTCATTCACCCGTTCAAACGCACCACTATGCAGGGCATCGCTGATCTCGATGTCCATCTCCCCGGGTTGGTTCACTTTCCGGGTAATTTTCGTGATACGGCTGCTGCGATAACCGGTTTCGGGGAAATACTCCTCGCTTTCAAGTCTCACACGACGGCCTACGGACAGGGAAACACCGTTCTCCTCAATCCACACATGGTCGGTCGGGGCCTTGTAAACGGCAAGATCCTGCCAGTGTTCGGTATTGAACTGTTCCACCGCCGTAAGAAACTCCTCCTCGGCAAGCGGGTAATATTCGTCCGGCATACGGATATTCCAGAGAATATAACGGTCACCGGATTTCGGAATAAGTTTGCCGCCGGGGAGTTGCGTGTCATCATCATAGGGCCATATCGTAATAATCTCGAACTCACGGGTGGCACTGTTGAAATTCACCTCGAAATAGTGGTCCTCACCCTGCCCCAGTCCGGAAAGGTCACCGTCCTGGAACGATACACGTTTGGTCTCGTCGGGCAGCTCGTAATCGTTCGGATCGAAGTTCAGGCTGTCGTCCCTGAAATAATAGACCGTGAAAGGGTTGCCGTCGTCATCTTTCACATCTTCGCTGCGCACACTGCTGACAGCCCCGATCCTGCGGGGATAAATGCCGCTGAAGGCGTCTTGCTCGTAACGGTCATAGATGCCGTACTCCTCCGTATGTATCTCGACATATTGCCTGCCCCCCGGAAGCATCAGGC